TAAGGCCCCTTATCATCGGACGCAACGAGGGAGGTGGTGAAATGGTTTCACCACCTCCCTCGTTGCGTCCATGCGGCATTTCCCCGCACTGAATGCGGTATTTCCCCTCACCGCCTACCCATGCTCGCCGCCGGCCGGCTCCGCCCCAGCCCCGGCCGACGGCGCCACAAACCCCTCCCGCACATTCCGCAACTGGTAATCCTCCGGCACCTCCAGCACCTCCCGCGCCGTAGCCACCGTTGCCTCGATCACCGCATTGAGCGCCTGCCCCTGCGCAATCAACGCCTCCAGCCGCGCCGCCGTCGCTGCCGGCAGCGCAATCGTCTCCGTCGTCATCGTCTACTCCTGCGCCCTGATATAGCGCCGCTGCAACGTAGCCCGCGGCGTGGTCTGTTCGGTTGCTCCTCCGGGTAGGGTGATGGTCATGGACGTGTCGAGAAACACCCCCAATCCCAGGAACGTTTGCCCCCACCGCACCCAATCTGCCGGGCTGTAGCCGGCGAGCGGCTGGCCTGCCGTAGCGGCGGCGACGATTTTGTCCGGGATGTCGTTGCCGGGCGTGTTCCACGTTTGCGACAGCGAGTCGAGCAGCGCCAGAAATTCCCGCAGCGTTGGCAGGATGGTCTGGATGACCGAGAGGGCGATCTCGTCTTCAGCTGACAGGCCGACCGAACGGCCCATGAATGGCGGGTTCATATCTCTGCCTCCTATGTGTAACTAATGGTGCGGATCACGCCGCCCGTCGTCTTGTACTTGAGTTTCCCATCTGCACTATCCACATAGACCACGCTGTAGGTCGCGCTAGTAGCAGGAGTGGATACAGCCGCCAACGAGAAGGCCGTGTCACTGCGGACCGCTCCCGTGGTGCGGAACTCGCCGTTAACGTCGAGCATGTAATCGGGGGTGGCGTCATTGATCCCAACCTTGCCTGTGCCGTTAGGAATAATTGCTATAGGCAAATTGTTGTCACTTTGTATGGCAAAGTAGGATGGCCCCCATAGCAAATATCCCGCCCGGTTGCTGTTGTAGATGTACTCGAAATATCCGTACGCGGACCCGTTGCTAGGCGTACTGATAGATCCGGCGTAGGCTCCGCTTGGGTATGAGATCAGCCCACCGCCGGCCTCCGCTAGTCTGTGGGTATTGTCTGACGTGTCGCCGTCTGTAGGGTGGAAATCAATGTATTTCCCCACCTCCATCACACCAGCCCCATCCACGTATGGCAGCACGCCCCAGCGATTGCCGGATGCACTGAACGGCATACCGTTGAGCGATACAGCGCCAGTAACACCTAGAGTTCCCTGGATAGTCACGTCGCCACCGAGCGTCCCGGTGCCATACAGGTCATAGGTGTGCGACCACACCCCACCTACATAGGACGATGTAGCTCGCAGACCGGCGGAGAATACATTGTTGACCGTAGTGCCTGTACGAGCACGAGCCGCATCTGCTGTACTCACTGTGCGTGCCAACATATTCAACTCATTGAAAGCACCGTTGTCCCACGAGTAAATCTCGCCCGTAACGCCGGTGTTGGGCAACGTCTTGGCCCATGAAATTGATGTGAGACCGCCACCTCCCGGATCGATTGTGTCAGCCAACAGCGCAAGGCCACCTGCGCCAATCAACACCTTGCCGGCTGCCGCATACAGCCGCCCGTCCGTCGCACTGGCGTACCACTGATCCGTTCCGCCACCAACGCCGCGCAGCCGGTTCGTTGAGGCATTGAACTCCAGGTAGTTGCTGGCGTCGTACGAAAACCGGAAATTGCCCCCGTTGTCGATGTAGGTCTTCCACGCCCCGCCCGTGTAGAAGCCCATGTAAGAGGCGGTCAGATACAGCCCGTTGCCGCTGGGCGCATCCGCAAACCGGATCGGGATGCTGCCCAGGTTCGTGCCCCAGGTCGCGCCCACCGTGGCCCCGGCCGCAATGCCTGCCAGCTTGGTGCTCTCGGTGCCGTTGATGGCGCTCAGGCTGGTAGGCTTGTCCGACAGATTGCCGTAGCCGCTGCCCCCCGTAATGTTGACCGCGCCTGTGATGCTCAGCGTCGTGCCGTCCCAGTTCAGCCGCTTGTCCGCCGCACTCGGCCCTACCCACACGTCATTCCAGCCGCCCAGGCGCACCACCTCGACTCCAGCGTTGCGCAGGCTGAACGGCAGGTTGTTGATGCCGTTGCCGGCTGCGTAGTCACTGACCCGCACGTAGCGGTCCGTGTTGGCCGTGCCCGTGCCGGCGAACAAGCCAAACTCGTCCTGGCCGAAAATGCCCCTGAGCTGGCCCAACCGCGTGCGCACCGCCTGCCCGGTCGCCGGGTGGCCCGTCCACCGCACGAACTGCACGTAGGGGCTGTTGATGGCGTTGGCCCCATCGATGGCGTTGACCTCATAGAAACCGTTGCCGTCCGTGCCATAGTCGAGCGTGATGGCGTCGGGCTGGATGACCGTCCCCGCCGCCATGCTGCCGGCGTTGGGCGAGGAAGACCGCGTGAACGTCCACGTCTGCGTTTTATCGCCGTTGTCCGTGTAGCCCGTCACCGCTCCCCAGCAATCCGCAATCGAGAGGCTGCCGGCGCTGCGAGAAAACTGCCGCAGCCGCACGATGTCGCCCGCCTGGAACACCGCCATGCCCGGTGCGCTGGGCAGGTCGCGCACGGTCAGCGTCGTCACCGGGTTGCCGCTCGGCCGCAGCGCCAGCACCACCGCTGCGTACTGGTGCGCCGCTGCCAGCGTGGCCGTCACCGTGCCTGTGGTCCCGGCGCTGGCCTGCGCCTTGCTCATGCTGTAGCCCCAGGCGTAGGACCCCACCGCCGCGTCCGTGTGCTCCGTCCAGCCGCCGGCCGGCGTGGCGCTGGCGCTCGTGTTGTTGGAATCGGAGAAGCCGGCGAAGAAGACCAGCCGCGTGTTGGCCGTGGTGGTTGTGACGCTAGTCGTAGTGACGCTAGTCGTAGCCGCACCGCCCTGGCCCCCGTACACGTCAATCGGGTTGGCCGTATCGACGTTGTACCAGGTCTGAATCTCCAGGTGGGCATCGTCCGTGCCCGACAAGCTCCAGGTGTAGTTGGCCGGCTCCGTCAAAGGCGTGTACGGCGTCGTCCCTGGCACCCGGTAGTAGACGAGCACCTGCGTGTAGCTGCCGCCCGTCTGCGTCGTCAGCAGCGTCCAGCCGCTAGGCGGGGTGATGGCGCGCCCCGTCCAGTTGGCGATTTTCGCCAACATGAAGTCGCCTGACACCGTGCCCGTGGGCTTGTTGGCAGCGACGGAGGACTGTCCCACCGCCGTCCCTGTCGAGGCGGCGCGCAGCGTTATGGTGTTCGTGCCGCCCCCCGGCGCAGTAAAGTTGCTGGCCAGCATCGCCACCGATTTGCTGACGATTTGCCCGCCGGCCAGCGCCTGCTCCAAATCGACCGTGAAGGACTTGGCGTGCATTTCGTCGGTGAACAGGTAGCGGAAATCCGCCTCACCCTGGTGCGTGATGCGCCACCCCGTCACCTGGCTGGCAAAGTTGCTGGCCTGGAACGCCACGCCCGGCTGCGCCTTGACCAGCGCACTGCCAGGGTCGAGCAGCAAATCCGCCGCCGGCTGCACCGTCAGATGTTGCCCCGTCGCCGTATCGAGCAGCGGGCTACGCAGCCGGTCGGAGGCAATCAGCCGCACCAGCGTCAAATAGCCGCTGGCGTCGCTGGCCAGCACTGCCGCCGCAGCGCCGGGATTGCTCGAGCTCGTCAGCCGCACCACATCCGCCTCGACCGACAGCCCCGCCGCCCCAGTGTTCGCCACCCCGACGCTGAGCGCACCGGCGCTGGCCGCCAGGCCGTTGCCCGCCAGCCCGGAAATGTTCTGCCATGCCGCCGCCGTGCCGCTGCCCGTGCTGACAAACTGGTAGTTGGCTCCCGGCGTGATGCCCACGTCGTCAGTGCCCACCGTGATCAGGGTGCCTGCCCCAACGTTCAGCGCCCGATCCGCCGTCAGGTCGCCGCCCCCGGTCAGGCCGGCCCCGGCGCCAATCACACGTCCAGCCAGCGCCGCCCAGGGCGCCTGGCTCTGGTCCAGCGTCCCCGTGTGGTACGCCCCATTGATGGCGTGCACCACCATCCCGCCGCCGCCGCCCGAAATCAGCGCATAGGTGCCGGGGCTCATGTCCCGCAACCAAAACGGGCGCAGCTTCTGGGCGAGGACGGAGAGATTATCGCTCATCCCTGCTGCACCCCAGTATCAAACACATCCACACTCCCCTGCGGTTCGAGCGACCATCCGTCCCCCGGACTGTACTCCGCACGTTCGACAAACATCGGAGAGAGTGCCGCCCACGGCCCCAGGTCGGCAGCATCGCCCAGGTGCACCCACTCGCCCGCTGGCAGCGTGCCCGGCTCGGCGTCCATACCGTGCAGGTCCGTGAGCTGGCCGTCATCCTGCAACGCATAGCGTGCCACCGCCGTGGCCACCGTCCGGCTCGGCTGCGCAGCAATGCTCACCGTTCGGTCTGGGTAGACCGTCGCCAGCAGCCGTGCCCCCGTCGATGTCCCGTTTTCCAGCAGCGCCGTCACCTCATCGAACGAGTACAGTTCCCCCGCCCGATACTGGTTGGACGTCACGCCGCTGTTGACCGTTGCAATCGCTCTGGCCCAATTGCCGCTGACGATGGCAGTCACCACCTGCTGGCCCGTATCCCGCGCTCCTAGCACGCGGAACACCAGGTCCATTGCCGGGCTGGGCGTCTGCCACCCGGAGCCGTCATACAGTTTCAGTGCCCCGCCGCTATAGCTCGCCGCCGCATCCACGTCGATGGCATAACAGTCGGTCGGGCTGTTGTTGCCCGTGCGCAGCACCACCAGCCCATATGTAGGCAGCGCATTGAGCGCCACCGTGTTGGAGAAACTAAACCGCACCCAGCCCATGTCGAGCGGAATATTGTCTGCCGCCACCGTAGCCTCTTCGAGCAGCGTCCCTGGGCTGCCGGCATTGTCGGACACCAACTGCACCGTGACGTTGTCCGTTGGCCCACCCACCCGTCGCAGACGCAGATCAACCGCTGCCACCGTCCACGCCGTGCCGGCCGGCACCACAAACGTCTGGTAGTGGCGCTGGCCCCAGGCCACGACGGTCACGGCGTTGCCCACCCGCTCATTGACCAGCGCCGCGTTAACTTCGATGTAGTTGCCGCGCTTGAAAACGCAGGTGTCGCCAGCAGACTCGCTGACAATGGCCCCACCGTGGTACGTGCCATTGACCTCGACGTTGACAGCGCCCGCTTTGTCCATCAGGTGCGTGCCCGCGTTGGCCCCGCTGTTGGAGTCTGGGCCGGTCAGCATGAAAACGTCGTCATTCTCGATGAAACCCAACCCGCCATTTGCATCCGAGATGTCATCCGATGGCGAGAACGTCACGTCCGACGACGTGTAGGTCACTGCGTCGCGGTCGTCCACAGCCGTCACCAGTACACTGCCGTTGTTGCTGGCCTGCGCCGCGCCGCTGATTCTCACCCACATGCCCGCGGCGAAGTTGCCGAAATAGCCGCCAACGCTGTGCACCGTGTCCGTGCGCGCCGAGAATGCCACCAACTGGCTGGCGGCGAAACCCAAGCCCAACGGCCAGGGCGTGCCCTCGGTGACATTGTTCTCGACCAACCCGGCAGAGTGCGCATGGTAGCGTCGTTTTCCGCGCCACCAGTACCCCATACAGGTGAGCTGCGCCTGCGTGCTCCCCTTGTCAGGCTGCAATGTATACAGCGGCTGGGCGTACAGCCCCAACGCCGTCGCCCGCAACGCTGTCGCCTCGTTGGTGCTCATTTCGCGCTGCGCACTGATGCGGCGCTCCCACACCCCGAAGCGCGCCTGCGAGTTGGCGTCGCTGGCCCACGCTGTGTCCGCCGCAATCGCCGTGCCGCCCGGCTGCACCTGGCTGTAGCGCACCTGGATTTTGTTGGCCATGCCATCCAGGCTCACCCCGCGCCGCAGCCCGCCGGCCGTAATCTCGACCGCCGTGATGTCACCCCACCACACCACCGTCTCATTTGGGTTGAGAATCTCGATGCGATAGCCCAGCCAGTCCGTGAGGCCCATCAACTCAACCAGCGCCCCATAGATAGCGACCCTGGCGTCCTGGCAGCCGCCCAGCGCCTGCGCCGACCACGGCCCCGGCTCCACATCCAGCATGGACGGGATGAGCACCGGCGTATCGTCTGCCCTGTAGACCCGGATGCCGAATCCGTTCATACCACCAGCCGCCGCTTGCGGTAGAAGAGCTGCACGCTAAATGCATTGCCAATCGGCGCACCCGTGCCCGTCTCGTGCAGGACATAGATCCGCTGCAACGTGTTGGGCTGGACCATCAGCGGCCCCGTGTAGGCGTTGGCCACCGGCGCACGTGCACCCGCAGTCACCGTGTACATCAGCCCCTCGATGCCGTCGAAAACTATGGCCGCATTGTTGGCCACCGTCGTGCTCGGCATCACGATGCTGCGATAGCTGTCGAGCGGGGCCAGTTGCAGCACATCCAAATAAGTCCCTGTCGCCGTCCCCCGCCACGTCAGCGCCAGCGTCAGCGCCCCGTAGGCCGAGTTGTAGCCCCCCGGCGGTAGCGGCACAACCCCCATGTCTCGCCACACGCCACCGGCCGCCGCAGTGCCGCCCACGCTCATTTCATCGCCGGTCCACAACGTCACCGTGCCGCCGGCGTCGCGGATGCTTGGCCTGACATAGAGCGAGTCGCCGAACACCTCACCAAAGCGCGCCAGCAGCCGGAACCGCCGCCCACGCGTCCGCTGCAAATCCGCCGCCGGCAACGTATACAGCCAGGTCGGCCCACCGGACGCCACAATGCTCAGCCAGTTGCTGCCGCTGCCCGAGTAGGTCGGGTCGTTGGCCACCACCGGCGCGCCGCTCGCCGCCTCAGCCTGTAGGTAGTGCACCAGGTTGGCAGGGTCGCTGTACGAATTGACCGCCAGAAATAGTTTAGTGTAGTTGACCGAGCCGCCCGTCGTGTTGGTCAGTTGGATGCGCACCGGCGTCGGCATGTCGCCGCCGACCTGAGCGGCTGCCGCCTGTATCCAGTTGCCATTCGCTGGGTTGTTGTAGACCGTGCGTCCGCCCGTCGCAGCGCCGGCCCCCTGCGCCGAGATGGCCGCCTCGGTCTCGGTCCCATCATCCCACCCCGGCGCACGCGTCCAGATCACCGCAATCTGCGCAGTCGGGTTCGTGTCGCCCAACCGGCGCAGCCCCGGATTGGTGGACCACACCGGCCGCCCCTCGAAGACCTCGGCCCGGAATGCCGTGCTGTCGCCATCGACCGGCTTGTAGTTGACATACACCCGCGGGCCAACGCCCGATGTCTGGCGATCAATGGCCTGTTGCAGCAACCGCCCGATGGTGGCCACCGTTGCCCGGATGTTGGCCGCCGTGCCGCGCAGATTCACCTCCGCGCTCTCTGTCACAGGCTGCCAGGTTTTGTTGCGATACTGCGCCGTGTCCGGGAAATAGGTGCAGCCCAGCACCGGCGCCGTGCCGCTCAGCACCACCGTCGTCGTGCCGTCGCTGATGTCCAGGTACATCTCGTTACCGTGCCCCGCGTATAACGCTCATTACCATCGGGTCCATCATCGCCGCCTCGCCTGGTACTGCGCCACCTGGTAGGCCAACGCCCGGATGTCGATCTCGTTGTACACCGACACCTGCCCGATGCTCACCCCAGGCCCACCGCCCTGCTGCTGGCCGCCGTCGCCGAGCCACCCGCCCAGTTCGTGGTTGGGGATGATCCGCCCGGCCACGTTGGGCACGAACATCTCCACCCCGCGCTCGCCGACAATCACCGGTGCGCCGGCCGTCACCGCGCCACCGTTGGCGAATCCCGGCAGGCTGGGCAATGACGGCATCTGGATGCCAGCAAACGGGTTGGGAATACTGATGCCCGAAATCCACCCAACAAAATCTTCGATTCCCTTGCGCAGCCCGGCAATGGCATCCAGCACCGGCTGCACCGCATCGCCCATTGCGTCCCAGATGCTGGTCCACGTGGATTGCAGGCCATCCAGCAGGCTCTCCACATTGACGCCCATATCCGTCAGCGTGGTCGTGATCGTGTCGGTCAGCACCGTAAACACCGCCGTGGCCGCCGCCGTGATGTTGTCGAGCGTCGAGCTAAAGTACGCCTCGAACCCATCGACGATTGACTGCGCCGCCGTCCACGCTCCCGCCCAGTCGCCGTTGATCAGCGCAACCACCAGGTCGGTGACGCCCTTGAGCGTCGAGGCTACTAACTCAATCGACGCCGTCACCTGGCTGATGATCGGCTCAATCAACGACGGCAGGTTGGCGAACACCGACCCCATCAGGTTGATGCCCGCATCCATCGCCACCGCCAGCCCGACCCCTACCGCAGCCGCCAGCGCCGTGAGGATCGGCTGCGCCGCCGCCCAGAACGAGCTGAACGCATCGCCCAACGCCTGGAACGATGGCCCCAGCGTCGCTAGCGATGGCCCCACCCCGCCAACCACCTCTTGCAGCCGTGCAAACGCCGGGGCCAGGAACGCCTGCAACATCGTGGCCGCCGCCGTCACCGTCGCCACCAGCGACTGGAACCCCGTGGCCACCGGTTGCAGCGCCGTCGGCAGCGCCGTGATTGCCTCGCTCGCCTCGGTCGAGTTGATCCCAGCGTCCATCATGGCCTGTGCCACCCATTGGATCGGCATAGCGACCGCCATGAAATTGCTGATCAGCGTCTGCAACGCCGTGCGGATGCCCTCCAGCGACGCGGCAAACGTCATGTAGTCCTCCTGGCTGCCCGTTAGCGCCTGGTAGAACCCATAGAGGCCCTCGACCGTGTCATAGGTGTCGGTATTCAGCCCCAGGAACGTTGCGCCCAGCTCACCCAGGATTGACGAGATGCTGGTCGAGCCGGTTTGGAACGCCGTCACGACCGCGCTGAATCGCTCGCCGATTGGTCCCAGCACCGACGCCGTGGTCTCCTGAATGCCGCCAAAATTAGTCTGCCAGGCTGCGGCCAGCGCAGCCACCGCCACCACCACCAGCCCGATTGGCCCCGTCATCACACCGATGGCCGTGCCAATCGCCGGCAGCATCGTCAGCAGCGGGCCGATGGCCGCAACCAACCCCAGCACGCCCACGATCATCGTCTGCGTCCCCGCGTCGGCGTTGGCGAACTGGCTGGCCAGGGCAATCACCCCGTCCGCCAGGGGCGCAACTGCGGTCAGGACTCCGTTGAGCGCCGGGGCCAGCCCATCGCCCAACTTCTGCATCAGTACCTCGGCGCGCATCTGCAACTGCTGCATCGCAAACCCGCCAGCATTGATCCCCTGTGTCTGCGCTGCGAATGCTTTGTCCGTCGCGCCGGACGCCTGCCCCATCGCCGCGAGCTTCTGCTGATACGCCTCCGCCTGCGGCCCGGCCAGCGCCAACGCCAACGTCTGCCCCTCGATGCTCCCAATGTACGATTGCAACGGCGCGCCGCTTTTCGCAGCCGCCTGCGTCACCGCCTCAATCGTGCCCTGGAGCCCGAGTTGCTGGAGCATCGCATCACCAGAACTGAACCCCATCGACTCCTGTAGGGCGATCATGTTTTCGGTCGGCGCCATCAGGGATTGCAGCACGCCGCGCAACTGCGTGCTGACCGCAGAGGCATTGCCGGTCACGCCCGTCCCCGTGGCCATCACCGCGAACAGTTCCTCTTGCGCCACGCCCAGGCTCGCCGCCAACGGAGTCACGCTACCAATGCTCGCCGCCAGTTCGGGAAACGTCGTCTGGCCCAGCGCCACTGTCTGTAGCGCCAGGTCGGCCGCCTGCGTCACCGCCGCCGCGCTCGTGTCCCCGTAGCCCTTCGTCACCGCACTGGTCAGCGCAATCGCCTCCGACGTGGTGGCCAGCCCGGCCGCCGCCGCCTTGGCGTTGGTCTCCAGGATGCTGGCCGTGTCGGCCGTGTCGCCAAATGCGCTGATCACCTGGTAGAGACCGCCGGCCAGGTCCGACGTGCTCTTGCCGGTCGTGATCGCCATCTCCTGGACGTTGCCCTTGAGTTCGGCGACCCGCTCCGACGCCACCCCCAACGAGGCCACGTTGGCCATGCTGCTGTTGAGGTCAGTGGAAAACTTGATCGCCGCCGCCGCCGCCCCCACCAATGGCAGCGTAACGCCCGCTGTCATGCCCTGGCCGATCTTGCCCAACTTGCTGGCCAGCGACTCGCCCGAGGCCGCCGCGCCCTTGACGCCCGACTCAAAATCGCGGGCGTCCATCCCCAGCATGACGTTCATACGCGCAATCGTCGCCATCTACCGCCGCCCTCCTAGCGCCGCCCGCGCGCTGGCCAGCAGCCGCGCCGCCATCTCGTCCTCGCTCACAGGCTCGAAGCTGGGCATGAAATCTGTGGGTTTGTAGGGTTTCTTGTTTTTGCCGCGGTTGATGTTGGCCATGGTGCTCGCCACGATGCCAGTCCTCAGGTCGTCACGCTCTTCGCCCCACGGTTCCAGTCGGCTATATGCCATCCACTCGGCGAATTGCTGGCTGCTCATCTCGGCCAGCATCTGGTCAACGTTTGGCCGGCCCAACGCCAACGCTAGTCGGTAGGCGAATCGTCGGGTTGGCCGGCTGCCGAGTTTTTTGCGAGTTCCTCCACATCCTCATCGCGCAGCCCATTCAGCCGCTGCGCTACCGTGAAGATGCGGTCGAGCGCCGCCGCGCTTTTGCCGCCCAGCGGGTACGTATCCTCCTCCTGGAGTAGCCGCTCGCCCGTCTCCGGGTCCACCATGCACAGCAGGCACAGCCGCGCCCGGATGTTCTCAAAGTTGGTCGTGGTTTTCTTGCCGTTGCGCACCACCGTGCTCGCCTCGAACCGGTCGCGCTCCGACCCGTTCAGCGTGCGCACTCGTACCCACGCCCCGCCCCACTCCGGCACCTGCACATCCTCGAACGTCAGGTCGTCCTGGGCCAGAATTTCCGCTTTGGTGAGAAACCGCCTCGCCTCGCTCATCAGTATTTCTCCGTCGATAATGGTTCTTATGCGCGGGATGTCTCTGCCCGCCCAAAACTCTGCACCTGCACCCGGCTCACCACCTGGTCGTGCCAGTACACCTGCGGGCGCGTCATCCAGATGGCGTTGATCAGGCTGTAGTCGCTGCCATACCAGCCCGGCTTCAGCGCGTGCGCCTGCGCCTGCCACAACTCACGCCGCACAATGTACGCCGACACTCCGATCTGCCCGTACTCCGGCTCACCGCCCCACGTGCGCCCCGGCAGCACCGCCCTGCCGTGGTCCATTCGCACCATGACCACATCCGGGACATACTCTGCGACAATGCCCTTCAGGTCGGCCACCAGCGTCGGGCACGTGCACAGGTCGTCATCGTCGAGCACCCAAATCCACGTACCCACCAGGTGCGGCGCATAGGCCGCCATGTTCTCATGCGACCACGCAATCCCGCGCCCTACCTCGTCCACCAGCAGCGTCTGCACCCAGTCGCCGTCAGTCTGCGCTGCCAAGCTGGCCTGGTTCGCCGCCAGCATCTGCGGGCGCTTATAGCAGCGGGTCAGCACCTCCAGGAACGGCACGGCTATTTCGCCTCCCAGGCCGCCGCCGTCCGCTTGTCCGGGTAGGGCGTCCCGTCCGGGTTGATGTGCCAGCAAAAGATGTTGGTGTCCACCAGGAACGGAAACTCCCGGCCGGCAAACTCCGTCCATCCGCTGCGGCGCATGTAGTCGCCCTGCATCACCCGCTGGCACCACTCCAGGTCGCTCGTGCCCGTGGCCATGTTCGTCCGGTTCGTCTCTGGGTTGTACCAGCTCACGCGCGGCGTATCGAACACCCGCCGCACCTTGACCCCGTTCAGCGTGTACTCTGCGCTGTCCTGCCACATCTCGCGCAGCAGCCCCATGTGGATCAGCAGGCAGCCCGTCGGCACCCCGTCGCACCAAACCTCGTCACCCAGCCGCCAGTCCTCGTAGTAACTGTTGCCTCGCCCGCGGAACACCATCGGCTCGCTGGGATAGGCCCGGCTGAAATACAGCCCCGACACCACCGGCGTGCGCGCCTCGCGCATATAGCGGTTGAGCCGCACAAACGTGTCCGGCGGGATGATCACGTCGTGTTCGAGGAGGAACAGCCATTCCATGTCGAGTCGCAGCGCCTCGGCCACGATCAGGTTCTGCGCGTCGGCCACCTGATAGCGCAGCGGCATGTAGCCCGCCATCACCTGCAACTGCGCCGCCATCGACCAGTTGAGCGGGATGAGTTGCCCGTAGCGGGCCGCCACCCACTCCACCCGCACCAGCCCCGTGCAGGCCGTCCCCACCAGCAGCCGATTGGTATAGCCCGGATCGCCGCTGTCCTCCACAATCACGCGCACCTGGCGCACGGGGCTAGACTCGTTTGCCAAGCAGCACCTCGATGTTGCCGGTCACGTCCCAGCGCATGTCCCGAATCGCCCAGGGCTGCGGTTGGTACACGTGCCACAGGTTGGATTTGTGTGCCGGGTCGAAATGATAGAACGTCGCCTCCGTGCACGGATTGCACGCCGCCGGGTCGCCCTGATAGCGGCTGTTGCACCCGTAGTAGGTCACAACTGTCAGCTCCCCGCCCGGCACGAGCAGCCGCCACAGTTCATCCATGAACGCGATGAACCCCCACCGAGCCGGGTTGATGCGCGCCACCACGAACCCCGCAAACGCCTGTACCGCACACGCATCCTCCAGCGGCCAGGGCATATTCTCCAGGTCCCACGGCAGCGTCACGGCCGGGTGCGCACGGTTGTCGATGCTGCACCACCCCGGCCGCGACGTCGCGCCGCTGCCAATATCGAGCCGGATCCCGCAGGGCGGCGCCATTACGTGCCGTAGGTCCAGGTCGCCGACCCCGTCACCTCAATCGTGGCCTCCATGCTCAGCTTGTCGTCAAACGGTGCATCGATGGGCGCGCTGACGACAAACCCCTGGAACCCCACCTTGTGGGCGGGCGAGCCAGGAAATTTAACTTCCCAGGGCACGATGGTCCTCTGGTCGCGCAGGTACAGGATGCCGCCCGCCGTCGCCCGGTGCGTCGCCGAGTTGGGGTCAAAATTCATGCTCAACTTTACCTGGCCCGCATCCAGGAACGACGCCACCTTCTCGCGGTACGCCCCCGCGCTGTCGTGGCTGGTCACGTCGATGACCTCAGTCTCACCGTCCAGCCCGCTGATGTTGGTGACGTTCGCCACGGTCGCCGTCGTGGCGGTCCCCGTCGCCGTCCCAAAGTTCACGATCATGCCAAAGCCCGCTTTGCCCGGCATCGCTACACCTCCCCATACTGAATCATGTAGTCCTGGGCGACCGCACTTCGCCCCGCCTCAGGATCGTCTAGGTCTCGCTCCCCCACGCAGAGGCATGAGCCGACAGTCAGGCCGCCCCATGCCCCTGCAAACCCATCCAGCCGCTGCCGCACCGCCGCTGCCAGCGTATAGGCCCCCGCTGGCGTCGCCGCCCAGCAGGTGATCTGCATCCGCGGTCGCGGCAACCCATCCGGGCCAGCCATGTCGTGTTGCCGTCGCGTATCGATGCGCTGATACACGATGGCCGGCAGCGTCGGCTCCTGCGGCAGCCGGCGCGCGTGCATCCGCGTGCCCACCAGCGCCGCCACCGCCACCCCCGCCAACGTGAACGTGCGCAGCTCCGCCTCCAGCGTCATACCTGCACCGATTCCACGAACGCCGCCACGGTGTCACTGACAGCCGCGACGATCTCGTTCTCGTGCTCGTCGAGCGCCGGCCGCATGTAGGGTTGGGCTGCCATGCGCGACGTGCCAAACTCCACGTGCTCCGCATAATCAGTGTGCGGCCCGAGGATCGCATCCTGTGGCGTCACCTCATCCACCGTAATGCTGTTGCGCAGAAAACCCGTGTCCACTGGGCACAATAGCTTGGCCCACGTCTCCGCGATGCGCGCCCCGGCCTCCAGCCCATCCCGCTGCGCCTGCCTGCGCTGCGCCCCGGCCAGCCTCGCCAAGCTGCGCTGGAGTTGCTCACCCCCCCGCACCGTTGATGTGATTCGCGGCATCAGCGCACCGCCTGCAACTGTACAACCACCCCCGTCGGCCCCCGCTGCACCGGCCCGGCGATACCGTAGGCCAGCGTCACTGGCTCCCCATTGCGCCGGGTTACGGTAATGGCGTCCTCCGGCGACAGCATCGCACCGTCCGCCATCGTCAGTCGCAATGCCGCGTCGATAACAGCCACCGTGCCGTCCACCCTGCGTACCTCGCGCCCGGCCCGGCTGGTGTCCAGCCCGCACGGCACGTCCGTGCGCTCCGTCCAGCCCTCGACCTCCGTCCCGTAGTCGTCCACGGTCGGCGACCAACTGCGCAGGGTGCACGTGTCCATCATGGCCGCCGCCTGGGTGGCCCGCATGTCCGCCAACTCGCGTTGTGTCAGCATGGGTCCTCCCGCGTGTAACTCGCCTTATCGTTCGGCGTGTGCGCAGTTGGCAGCCGGATCCCGAACCGCACCCAGCACATCAACCACACCGCCAATAGCAGCCCGCCCAGCAGTTCCGCCGCCCGCACCATATCAACCATGTCGCCACGCTTGATCATCGGCGCCGGCCCGGCTGAGATGGCCAACAAGCTGAAGTAAATCGTCCATGCCAACCACCCCGCCACCCCCACCAACACATAGGGCGGTCGAGCCTGAATCGCCCACGAGTACGCAAACAGCAGCGCCGCGGCGAAACAAGTCAGAGCGCACACCAGCGGAGCCTCATAGGCGAGCATACCTTGATGCACTACCCCCCCCACCTGCCGGCGGCCAGTCCAATCACCGCCGCCAGCGCCAGCAGCGCAAGGAACACCGCAAACGCCGTGGTCACCATCTGACGGGACGATAGCCCGCTGGGCTGCTCCCGCCGCATCCGCTCGATGTCCGTCTGGATGCCCGTGATCGTTACCTCGACTCGCACCAGCCGCTCACGCAGCTCATACAACAGTTGTAGCAGGTCAGGAGACGGCCCGCCTGGGTATTGGTAGCTCATGCCGGCTTGTAGCACCTTGTATCCCGCCTCACGGGCGAAGTTGATAGCCGCCTCGATGCCGCCAACACACAGTTGCTGCGCAACCAGACTCCCACAGTGATAGGCCGTGGCGCTCTCTACCTCCTCTGGGTAGTAGATGACCATGCACCGCTTCGCCTGGCCATGGATCGCCACCGCACTCTCAGCCCCAGCACAACTGTTCAACACCGCCAGGCGGCACTCAAACGCCGCCACATACGCCCCAATGACCGCCGGCGGGAGCAACGTCCCGTCGGCGAGCGGAATGCCCTGGGGCCCCATGTGCCCGGCGTACCACATGACGTCTGCCTGCCCGACAAACGCAGCGTGAATCCGCTCGTTCGTCAGCTCCCCCAACAGCGGCGTCACTTTGAGACATGGCGCCGCTGCGACTGCCTCCACCTCCGGCCTGGCCAGCGTCAGTGCATCGTCGGTGGCCAGCATCGTGCACGTCAACATCCATCACACGATGTCATCGTTGTCCGTCTCAGGCAGGTTGCCAATCCAACCGTCCAGCCGCACTGCCCCCAGCGGTTTTGGATACGCCTGGAGTACCAGCGCCCCCGGCCGCCGCCTGGACCGGTAGCGCCGGGCCATGGCCAGCATCTGCGTGTGCGCCTGGCTGCGCGAGTAGTTGCCGCCGTCGGCTGCAAAATCGAAATTGGCGGCCACTGCCGCCGCCTTCTCCTCCCACACGTCGGCCGCCGCCTGGTTGATGTCCCACGCCCCCAGCCACCCCACCTCGTCCACAGCGCGCCCATCGGCGTCGGGCACCGGATAGCGGGCGATCACCTGTGACAAATCACTGTTGCCATAGGTGTCGCTCGCAATCGGCTCTGCCGTCATGCGGCGCAACTGCTCGATGAGGCTGGTGCTCGGCGTGGGCATTGCCATGCTCGCTAGTTGACCCGCACGTACTGCACGTACAGCCGCCCTGCGAACCCGGCAGACGACGCTGAGCCGGTAGCCGTGATGTACTCGCTCGCGCCCCACACCTGCGCCTGGCCCTTGGCGGCCAGCGCCGTCATGCCGTGATAGGCGTAGCCGGTGATGCTGCCGTTGATGGCCAGTGCGTTGATCATGTCCGTGTCGCTGGTCACGCCGTCGGCGGCAATGCCAACGTTGATGTTGGCGGCCCCGGTCGATGGCGTATCGACATACAGCTTCACATCGGTGATGATCACCGGCACACCCTCAGGGTTTTTCAGCGCGCCGATAGCCCCGCCCGTAGTGGCAGTCACGCCCACCAAGGGAATCTCAATGTAGCCGCCCGCGAAAGTTGGCGTAGTAGCCATGTGTTAGCTCTCCTCTTATCCCTTAGGCCAGCGTGCAGCCCTGTGTGCCGACCACGTACCACTTGCCGTTGTACGCCATCAGCGTGATGCACTCGCCCACCACCGCACCGAACGTCGCAACGTCGCGCGTTGCACCGCCGCCGCCGAACGAACTGGCCGACGTGATGGTGCTGGCGTGCGCCGTGCCGTTGATGATGGTCAGTCGCTTGTAGTCGTCAGTACCCGCAGTCGGATCAGCCAGCGTTGCCGCAACCACGCCCGGCACCGTTTTCGAGATGACGCAGACGCCGTTTTTTACGGTAATCGCGCCGTCTGCTGCCAACGTCTGTACGGCCTCCGTGTGCAGCCGATTGAGTTCGGCCGCCGTCGCCGTCACCGCCGTCCCGCCGATCTTGAACCCGCCGGCCAGGTCGATTACCGGCTTGAAAACCCCAGGAAACCACGGCATGTTGTGTCCCCTTTACGCCGTCAGTACGGCGAACGGTGCGCGGTTGGCCGCGGTCTGTTGCATCCGGTTGATCGGATTGGGCAGCGCCACGCCCAGGCGCATCACTGCCCGCAGAGCGACCATATCCTGCTGCGCCAGGTTGTAGATGGTGTTGCCGGCCGCATCCTGGATCACCGCCTGGTCGAGAATCTTGTAGGTGATGTCCTGCCTCAGCGCGTACACCAACTGGTTCCACTGGCCGGAGATGACCAGCGCCGTGGCGGCGCTGATGGCCCCGTTGGTCGGGAAATAGATCGGCGCGCCGTCCAGGTCGAAGCGCGAACTGTCCTGCATGTTGGTGCGGAAAATCGGGTTCCCCAGGCTGTCGCGGACGTTGCGCAGCTTCCGCTTCATGCTGGTGTCGGCCACGTGCCCGGTAGCCACGAATCCGTCCTCCTCCAGTTTGCCCAGGCTGCCGGCAGTGCCGCCGCCCGTCTCGCCGAGCAGCGCCTCGTACAGGTCCGTGTAGGCCGCTGCGCTCACCGTGTTGCCGGCAGCCGTGGACACCGCCACCAGGCCGGCGCCACCCAGGTTGGCGGTCCAGGTCGTCGGGATGTTGGTCCCGTACAGCACAGCCTGGTCGATGGCCACGCCGAACGCCTCGACCAGCGCCGGCTTCACCTCGCCCCAGATGTCAAACGAGGTGTCATCGAGCACCGCCTCGGGGATCGGGATGATCACCGCCAGCTCCTCAGCCTCGATGTATTTGTTCGCCCAGTTGACCTCGCTGGTCTGTTTGAGGCCATTGTCGCCGCTCACGAAATACGCCGTCGCCAGCGCGTTCATGATCGGCAGCCGGCGTTGCTTGGCACTCATGTTCGCCAGGCGCCGCGCAAGTTGCAGCACGCTGCTGCTCTCGGGAATGGCCTTGATGATCTCGCTCGACGCATCCTCTGGGATCAGAGCCGCCGCGTCAGAACGGCTGATCACGCTGTTGAAAGGCATTGCTGCACTCCTGTGTCTATGACGTTCTACCCGCTGCCAGGCGGATGAACGAGTTCATGTTCTTCCCATCGACGCCCGGCCGCTGTGCGCCGGTACCCGCGTTGGCGGCCGGCAAGCCAGGCTTTGGCAGGCTGGCCAGCAGCGTCTTGGCGTCTGCCTCCAGTTCATCGGCCGTTGCCCCCACCAGGCGATCCGCCAGCACCGCCGGCACGTTCAGCCGGGCCGCCACATCTCGGCGCAGCACCTGCATCGTCGCCGCCTGCGCCCGCTGACGTTCCGTCTCGGCCTCTGTCCGGTACTGCTCAGCCAGTATCTTCCACTGGCCCTGTTCCTCGGCCGCCTTGCGCTCCGCCTCCTGTTTGGCCCTGGCCGCCGTCGCCTCGCCCCGCGCCTTCTCCTTGGAGAGACGCTCACTGATGATGCGGTCCAGGTCGGCCTGGGTAAACGTGCGTTGCTCGTCCCCGGTATTCTGGATTTCACCATCGGCCCCGGTTGCCGTTTGCCCGCCGTCGGCGGTAGTCGTTTCGTCGCTCATGGGTTCCCCTGGTTTTTCCCGCCCCAGTTTGGCGTGAGGGTACAAAAAAGGGCGTGCACCCCTTGCGAGGTGCACGCCCTTCATGCCGGTAACGTGTCTGGCCGTCGTCCTGGCCTATGTCGTTGCAGCTAGTCTAGCACATCCTAACAGCATCTTCAACTGTCCAGGTGGTGAAACCGTTTCACCACCTCCCTGCCCTAGCGGATCAAATCCTGCACCCTGGTCGGCCGCAAACTGCCGCCCCACGTGTCGTTCCAGTCCCGGCTCACCATATCGTCGAGCGACGCCTCGCCATTGCGCCATGCCTGGTAGCGGCCAGCGCCCAGGATGCGCCGCTGCGTCGCCTCCGGCTGACTGGCAAACCATTGCTGCCCCGTCTCAAACTGTGTTGGCCGCACGTTGGCCAACACCGGGATCAGCGCGCAACGCCCGTTTGGGTGCTCGTCGAATCCGTGGCTCACCTGGTACTGCCGCCCATCCGCCATCAGGCACGCCGGGCACACCCTGTCATCTCTGGCGCTCAGCCGCCTGTAGCCGGTAACAATTCGACTGTTGGCATACGCGGCCAATGTCGTCTCCCGATACACCCGCAGTTGCTCCGTGCGCGCAATCGTCTGCATCCGGGTAAATGACTGGCCCAGCCCCAGCCGCATTGCCGTGCGCGCCACCGCAATCGGGTTGCGCCCGAGGGCGATACCATTGACCAACTCCTGCGCCATCGCATCTGGCCCCACCCGCGCCGCATCGTTGAGCACAGCGCGCAGCGGACTACCGTCGCCGGCCAGGCCAACCATGTCGTTGACCGCCGACACCGGCAGCCGGTCAAACGGCACCACGATCTGCGCCTCCGTGGCCACCGCATTGACCGCCTGCTGACTGTGCTGGAGCGAGAGCGAAATCATGTCCGCCTGGCCCGAGCGGATGCGCGGCTCCAGGTAGTCCTCATACTGGCGCAGTTCGTCCCTCGTCTGCTGCATCAACGCCTGGTAGCGCCGGCTACGCTGCAACTGGCCCATCGTCGCCGCGCCCGGATTCTGCGCCAACTCCAGCGCCAGCGCATCCACCTGCACCTGCAACGCTTGCTCCACGCCGAGCCATGCATGCGCCTGCGCCTGCATGGCTGCCTGCTCGCGCGCCAGCAACGCCGCCCGGTGAGCATTGATAGCATCAACTACTGCTGGTGGCACTGTCTCTGCTCCCGTCGATAAAGGCAATTACCCGCGGTCAAACCGCACTGCCCTGGTCGAACTGCCGCTGCGCCTGGCTCAGCACCGCATCCGCATAGCTCGCCTGCGCAACCCGTTCCGCCTGTGCGTCCTCTCGCATCTGCGCCAGTTCGTCCTCTGTCCAGCCCTCATCCCGCAGCGTCGTCGTCAGCGGCACCCCGGCTCTCACGTTCAGCTCGCGGATTTCCGCCGCCGTCTTCGGCTGCGTCGTCTCCGCCGGCTCGTACTGCGCCCATACCATTCTGCTGGCCATAGGTTGCTCGCGCAGCGTCAACAGGAACGCGTACAGGTCGCGCCACGTCGGCTGCACCGTGCTCTGTAGCCGAAGCACTTTGCGATTCAGCGGAGCCTCCATCGCAATCAACGCCTCGCCCGATGGGTCGCCGCCCTGGCCGTAGAAATAGTGTCTGGGCGTGTTGCTGATGATCCCAATGTCCGTCGAGAGTTTGATGATCGCGTTGAGGTAGTTGCCCAACTCCGTCGGCTGGAACTCCCCGACTGTGGTTGCCTGGGAGTCTTTATCCGCTGCGACCAGGTCCCAGATCGCATTGGGGTTGTTTTGCAGGTTGGCGATGCCCGCCTGGCTGATCACATACCGCTGGCGAAACGCCCCGAACTCGGCCGCCACCATCATGTCGGCGATCAGTTTGTTAACCATGTCCTGAATTTCGATCACGCTGGCCAACTGGCTTTTCGGCCGCCGCCGGTTGGACCGGAAGTGAAAGACCGGAATCGCGCCGTATGGATTTTCGGCCACCGGCATATCGCCGAACGGCTCGAACATTTTGGCGTCCGGCGTCTCGCCCGCCTTATAGGTCCGGCCGGTCACGTAGTATTCAAATCGGTCTGGGTAGTAGAGCGTCAGCCGCACACCGCCCGTCTCCGTCTCCCACCACTTCGCTGCGAAACGCATGGCGCGTGGATTGGCCCCGTCATACTCCGCATGACACGAACGGCTGTCGTTTTGGAATGCCTCCACGACGCTGCCCTCGTCGTTGGGCCAGACAATCACAAACGCCTCGCCTGTCACGGTCAGGTCCTCATGGATTTGGTACTCGTCGTCTACCAGGCCGGACTCCTCGCGTGCAGCCTGCACCGCCTCATTGGCCGCATCGTCGCCGGCCACAGTGATATTGCGCAGGATCATCCGGTCCAGCACACTGTTGACCACCACCCCGCACCAGTTCTCCGTGAACCGCGCGTCCAGGCCGCTGAATATCTCCCTCAGCTTCTCGCTGCTGTAGACCAATGGCTGTTCGCCATCGTAGTAGCGCCACAACAGGTCGTGTCGCGGCTTCTTGGCGGCCAGGGCGCTCACCGCCCGCTGCACGTCGGTTGGTACTGCCATAGTCACTGCCATCGTTACCCTCGCTGTGTTCCGGGTTGGCGCACGGTGCGCACCAACTCGTTGAATGCGCCACTGCTGGCGTCCACCTCGTCGTCATGCGCCCCATCAGGAAACGAATGCAGCGTGCGCAGGTATCGGTCATTCCACGCGCCCCGCACGATCTTCACGTTGCCAGCCTCGGCCTGGGCTGCCAGCCCCTTGGCTCTGGTGATCTTGTCCCCCTGTGGCGGCACCGGTCGCACATCGTAGCCGGCCAGCATCGTCACCGTACTGCGCGCATCGCGCACCCCCGAGGCCCCGCCCTCCCGCTCGAAGCGCACCTCGACCCCGTTGCCGTCCTGCGCCGCCGTGTTGCGGATCAGCGTATCGACCCGGCCGGGCGCCTCCTGCACCGCAATCGCGTCCAGCACATAGTACACGTCGCCCACCCGCCGCATCTTCACGCCTGCCGTGTAGTCCGGGTCCGGTTTCGCAATGCTTTTCTCAGTTGCCGCCAGGTCCCAGAACCGCACCGTGCGCCCGCCGGCCGGGGCCGCATCCACCAACTCGAACCAACCGCGGTCGAAGACTTTGCCTGCGGCCGGTTTGATCTTCCAATTGCCGCCCCGCTTGCCGTCGCCGAGCAGCCGCTCGCGATCCACCAGCGGCAGCGCCATCAGGTTTGCCAGATAGCCTGGGTCAGCATCCAGCAAAATCCTGTTGTCGAAGACGCTCGACAGAATGAATGTAAAGCTCTTCGGCTCGGTGGTTGGATACAGCCGGCGTAGCTCGCCGGGCGTGTCTGCCCAGCGCAGAGTATCGTCGAACACGACGAACCAGCGCACCACGCCCGAACGCTCCGTGATGGCATAGCCGTCCTCCTGGTCGATGTACCAGGCGATGAACTCATGAATCCACCCGCCGACCGAGTCATCGTCTGGCACTGGGTTGCACGTCGCCCGCATGTACGGCCGCACCCCGCACGTCGAGCGGTTGCGGCTCAGCATGTAGAAAAACTGGTCCCGCGTGAAGTGCGTCAACTCGTCGAACGCAATCAGCGGGATCTGGCTCCCCTGCCAGTCTAGCCGCGTCTTCTCGTGCTCCATGTGGGCCATCTTGACCGTGGCCCCGCTGGGAAACTGCCACTCTAGCACATACTCGCGTGGCGTTGCCCCGACGATGGGGTAGACCCCCATCGACTCATCCCACAGCCCGCCAGGGTTGCGAATCTGCACCGACGTGCGCCGGAACAGCACCGCGCTGAACTGCGGATTGCGCACGTGGCGCAGCGGCTCCAGCAGCAGCGCGAACGATTTGCCGCCGCCGGCAGCCCCCCCATAGATGACTAGGTCTGCTGGGCTGGAGAGGAACGCCTCCTGCGGCCCAGGCTGCGGCCTAATCTGAGTTTGGGTCAACCTGGTCTCTGCCATTGTCTGGTAGGTAAATCACGATACCTGCCTCCGTGTTAGTGACGGATACATCTGCCTGCGACCGCGGTTTGTAGTCCCCCATCAGCTCCAGCGCCAGTTTGCGATCTTGATGACTTTTCGGGTCCGGGTCCGTCGCTGACTGCATCAGCGCATCGTATACTTCGCGCCGGTGACGCAGCAGCGGCGACGCCTGCATCCTCGCAATTTCGTGGTCAATCTCCGGCTGCGCCTTGCGCCACTTGGCGATCACCCGGTCACTCGTCAGGCCCAGCACCTGGAGCGCCAGTTCCTCCTGCGTTGCCGGCAGCCGGCCCTTTGCTGGCGAGGCCGCCCAGGCGATATAAACCGCTTTGCGCCAGTCCCACCCGCGCCGCGTCAACTCGCGGTAGTCCTGCCACCACGCCTGCTTTTCGAGTTCGCCGAGCAACTCCGTGTACGCTCGCCGGCTCTCCGCCTGGCCCTGGACTGTTGGCCCCGCCGGAAAGAGCGTCTCTTCGCCGTCGGGAACATTGGGAACTAACACATTAATTGCCCTGCCTGCCGGGCGAACGCCCGGCCCATCCTCTCGCCCTACCACAACCGTTTGCCTACGCGAAGCCGCCCGATGATAATGACGCTTACCCGCGGGTCACTGCGCAGGCACCGCCAGCGCATCCAGCACCTGGTGCGCATCCTCGCGTCGCACGAACGCGATCTTCCCCGCCTGCACCAGTTCCACCGCCTCCACCTGGCTCACCGGCTGCGAGTAGCGCAGCAGGCAATGCACCGCCATCACCTGGCCCGCCTTGTCCCGCTGGATGCGCGCCGCCGGTGTGCCCAG